CCGATAAGATTCGACCTCGACGTACTTCGCCGATCGAGCAAGCCGACTTCGTAGACTTCGCCGCCTCCTACGATGGCCCCCCGTTCAACCTCATCCACTGCGACTTCCCTTACGGAATCTCCGCCAACACCTTTAACCAAGGAGCGTCAGATGCTTACGGTGGTTATGAAGACTCCCCAGATATCTATTGGGCCTTGGTTCAAACTTTATGTCTCAACCGAGATCTTCTACTCGGAGAATCAGGACACGTTGTCTTCTGGTTCTCGATGCGTTACTATCAAGAAACGCTGGACAAACTTCGTGAATATTTTTGGGTGGACCCTTACCCTCTCATCTGGTTCAAGTCAGACAACACAGGCACTCTCCCTGATCCTACTCGAGGACCGAGACGTGTTTACGAAGTTGCGTTCCTCTTATCCCATGGGGATCGGAAAATTATCTCCGCAGTTGCTAATACTTTCGCCGCACCAGTATCGCGTACGGCTGGACACATGAGTGAGAAAAGCGAAGAAATGCTTTCCCACTTCTTCAGGATGTTTGTTGACAGCAACACACGTATGCTAGATCCTACTTGCGGCAGCGGCAGTGCTTTGCGCGCTGCCCGTCGCATGGGAGCTGCCAGCGTTTTAGGTCTTGAAATCAACCCCGACTTCGCTGAGTCCGCCCGCATCGCATGGGAGAAAACCAGTGTCTAAGATGGTCTATCGAGACATCGCCGTGGTGGAATTTCCAGATGGCTTCTGCATCGCAGTCAACGCGGCCCGCTGGTGGAAGGAAGTTTCTGAAGAATGTATTCGCTTGCGCCGGGGAGGTGAGGTGCGCGTCCACACCTTCAACCGCCTTCCAAACGGAACAATCTACAAACTGGATTGTGTTCATGCCAGGGTTTAAGATTGCAATCATAGGAGATTTCTTCGATGACACCGAAGCAACCTATCGAACTCCCTTCATTGGACGAGGCGCGAATCAGCTTAGCAGTATCCTTGCTGACGCTGGCATCGAAAAATCAAAGTGCTATTTCGCGAACGTATTTAACCTCCGACCAGACCGAGATGACGTTGACAGCTTTTGCACTCCCAAAGCTTCGGGCCGTGGTATCCGTGGTCGAAGTCCCATATCGAGTGGGCGCTATCTCGACACAGCCTACTCTGTCGAACTTGATCGACTGCTTGCAGACCTTGAACAGATCCGCCCCAACGTCACAATCCTTCTCGGCAACCTCCCTTGTTGGGCCCTGCTCGATCGACAGAACATCTCTAAAATTCGTGGAACGGTTACGGAGTCAGCCTTCATCTCAGGCCTCAAGTGCCTCCCAACTTACGACCTATCAGCGGTTACGCGCCAGTACGATCTCCGCCACGTAGCCGTCCTCGACTTCATCAAGGCCCGGGTAGAGTCCTCCTTTCCTGAGATCCGAACACCTAAGGTAGAAGTCTGGCTTGAGCCCTCCTTAGACGACCTCGACACATTCAAGCGGGAGTACATTGACAATGCTTCCTTCCTCGCGTTCGACATCGAGACTGGACAAGATCAAATTACTTGTGTGGGTTTCAGCCCTTCTATTCACCATTCTATCGTGGTGCCTTTTGTGGACCCTCGTCGTGGCGGTGCTAACTTCTGGGCAACCCCACAGGAAGAAGCCCGCGTTTGGGCCTGGATCGCCGACGTTCTTGATTCCCCCATTCCCAAGGTGGGACAGAACGGACTCTACGACATCCAGTGGCTTTGGGCCCGGATGGGAATTCCAGTCCGCAACTACGCCCACGACACAATGCTCCTCCACCACGCGCTTTATCCCGAGGCTTCCAAGTCCCTTGACTTTCTAGGCTCAATTTATACTAACCATTCCGCGTGGAAAGCTGAACGAGCCAAGACATCCAAAGGCGCAAAGAAGGAAGAGTAAATGCTTCGGGCCCCGACACCACTTCAAATGAACATATACCGCTGGCTTCTTTCTGACGGAAGCTGGGTCGACCTCAACACAATTGTGGAGCATCAGCTGTCCGAAAAGGGCGCGGTGTACAAAGCCACCCACAAGCTTATCGAGCGCGGCTGGGTTGAGAAGCGCGAGTCAAACATCACCCCCCTTTACCGGGCCGTCCCCCAATGAAAATCTGGCGCAGCTCTGACCCCAAACCCACCAACGTCACAGACTCCTTATGGGTCTACAATGCCCTGGACACGATCGTCACCCACGAAGTCTTGCTTGCATTGCTTCCCCAGCTTAACGAAGTAACTGAAAAGACTTACCAGTTTTCTTTAGATCTTCAAGCCCCCCTTCTGGAAATGATGCTTCGCGGTATCCGCGTAGACAAAGCCAAGCGTAATGAAGTTTCCGCCATCCTTGAGTCAAAACTTTCTTTCCTCAATTCATCCTTGCAGGAGATTCTTTCAGATGGACTCGGAATCACCAATCTTAATCCTGCCTCTCCAGCCCAGCTTAAAGAACTTTTCTATGTCACACTGGGGATTCCACCCGTTCGACAACGAGGTGCTATCACCACCAACCGCAAAGCTCTTGAACGAATCGTCGGATACTTTCAAGCTGAAACAATCGCCCGACACATTCTTGCAATTCGCGACTGCTCTAAGCAGCTATCAGTCCTCCGCACAGGCATCGACTCTGATGGAAGGATTAGAACAAGCTACAAAATTGCTGGAACAGAAACGGGCCGACTTGCAAGTTCTGGCAGCGCCTTCTGGACCGGCACCAATCTCCAAAACATCACTGGAGAACTCCGCTACATCTTCGTCGCAGACCCAGGTTTCAAGCTCGCCTACATCGACCTTGAGCAAGCCGAGTCCCGGGCCGTGGGCGGTATCATCTGGAACCTATTTCAAGACCCTCGCTATCTCGACGCCTGTGAAAGCGGCGACCTTCACACAACTGTCTGCCGTATGTGTTGGCCAGACCTCGGATGGAGTGGCGTTCTTGCAGAGGATAAACGGCTTGCCAAACAACCCTTTTACCGCCACTTTGATTACCGAGACATTGCCAAGCGACTGGGTCACGCTACTAATTACTTTGGAAAACCCCCTCACATTGCGAAGGAGACTCATATACCTCAAGCGGTTGTCCAGGCTTTCCAAGACAAATACATTCCTCAATTTGGACTTGCCGAGTGGCACCGTTGGGTCGCACAAAAGCTCAACCGTGATGGGTGGATTACCACTTTCATGGGAAGATTTCGCTGGTTTTTCGGCAGGCGCTGGGACCAAGAAACGCTTCGCTCAGCTATCGCGTATGAGCCTCAAAGCGCCGTGGCAGACATTCTTAATCGAGGGCTTCAGCGTGTCTATCACGCGAGTCGAGATGGACTCCAAGTCCAACTTCTACTTCAAGTACACGACGCCATTGTGTTCCAATACCCTGAGTCATTGGAGAATGAGATCGTTCCAGAAGTTATGAGACTGCTCTCCGAGCCTGTCCCGCTTCTCCATGGCCGTAAACTCTCCATTCCCACTGAAGCCTTTGTCGGGTGGAATTGGGCCTACGCTCGGAACAGCAAGAAAGAGGTTATAAACCCAGATGGTCTCGAGCCCTTCACCGGAAACGACACCCGGACCCGCAGCCCGCAAGCTTCCTTTTTGGATCGACGGGTTTCTGAACCTGACAGATGGTATACAATCTCCGCTCCTGTTTCGTAAGTGGGCAGCGATTGCAACCGTGGCCGCGGCACTTGAGCGGAAGGTCTACGTGCGAGCTTTTAAACGGGTGCTGTATCCTAATCTCTATATTCTTTTGACCGGAGGCCCTGGTGTTGGAAAGACCGAGTCTTTGCGAGAGGTCCATCGGATGTGGGATCAATTGCCCGACATTCACACGGCTCCTAGCTCTGTCAGTCGAGCTTCGCTCATTGATGAACTCAATGCTGCTAGCCGAGTTGTCTTCCGCCCCTTCGACCCTCAAGCGGCTGTCACCAAATTCAATTCGCTCCAAGTTGCTGCAACTGAGTTTGGAACTTTCCTTACTCAGTACGAGACTGAATTTATGTCAACCCTTAACGACCTCTACGACTGCGTCCGATACAAAGAACGCAAGCGGCATATGAAAGAGTCTATCG